ACGAACAAATATTGCGTACTGTTTGCGACGGTGTTGTGAACTCGGAAATACACGCCGACTTCAGCGCCTGCTGGCAAGTTCTTGCCGCTGGGCGTACTGACCTCCAGTTTGAACTTATTGTGATACAGCGTGCCGCCGTCTGAATAAGTGACCTTCCCGCCTGACTCTTGGCTCCACGTTTCGCTAGATGAGGTTAATGCGCCAGCGGCGTAGTCCAAGGTATCCAGCGTTACCATGTCTCCGTTTACGTCTTTGTAGACCACTCGCATGGACACATCACGCTTGGTCCAAGATAGCGCATCGGAAATACACAACTGAAGCGCGAAGGTACGTGCGCCATCAGCCAGCGAATTGATCTTGGCTATACGCGGTGAATCAAGATACTGCCCCAATGATGCGTATCCAGATACAGTAGGAGGGGCTATTTTCCATGACCAATTCGTAACACCATCCGGTAGTGTGGCACTTAATGTTGGGTAAGATTGCGAGCTATTCCACTCAACAAGTCCACGTTCGTAATCAATCAGGAAATCCCTATTACCGATTGAAGAAAAATGGGACCAGAATTTTGAATATTCTTTTGTAGAGTTGGAAGCGTAGTACGGCCCCCTTGACGTGACATTATTAAATTCAGCATCGGTAACTCGCAAAATGTGCGCAGTTCCGATACTCGTTGTCATAAGACGACTTCCGGCGACGAAATTAAGACATTTCAACCCTTGTATATCAAGGTTCCCGGTTAGTCCTCCGAGGCCTATTACACCTGAGTGCGGTACTGTTGCTCCATAATTATCAATTACAGCATTATTGATTTTTGTTCTGTTTGTATAATTTCCGTTAGAGTAAAAAAACGGTTGCCCTGTTATGTTCTTAAAATAGAGGTTTGCGTATTCCGGCGTGTAAGACGTATTTTGGTTAAGTGAAAGAAATGAAGTACCGCCAACCGTGGCAGTAATATCAAAGTGTTCAAATTTAGAGTTGTTGTTGAGTGTTATATTAAATCCGCCAGATCCTTGCGTTTCTCCGTCAAATCGCAATGTGTGAGAGGTATTAGAGTAGGCAAAACCGGTAATGATTAACGCCGGGGGGCTAGTAATCACTAAAGATAAGCTGTAATTAGAACCACCAGATTTTAAGTCGATTATAAATGCGGGGGCCGCACCATCAGACCACACCGTACTGTTATCAAACTTGTGAATTACTGGATTATTTAAGCTACCTAGTGCGGGAGGCTGTACCGAGGCGTGTGCCCCTGTGCAAACAGGTAGCCGTTTCCCGGAGCGGATATTTACCAAGTCTCCGGGCAACTGAACCCCCGCAGTTGGTTGTTGCGCGGCTAATATGCCGTAGCCGTATGCTGCTATGCCGCTGGGGAATATCGAGACTTGGCGATTGAAATAGCAGCCCCACGCTCCACCCGCGCCGCTGCTGAATGTGTAGGGGCCAGCGCCCCCTGTGAATCCGCTCAATGCTACCTGTGATAGCGAATTGGCGTTGTGCGTAGCAGAACCTGCGCGATACATGATTTCGAGGATGGCTGTACCCGTCTTACGGGCGAACACGGCATCTTGAATCTTTGGCGTTCCCCATCCCGTCGCTGCTGCGGCAATGGCCGAGGTATTTGTCGTTCGGTTAATCGCCGCGACGATGTTGTCAACCAGCGTTGCACCAGTGCCCGCGTTGAATTGGTTGGTTGTTGCACCAGAGGCAACACATGTCAGCACTGCACCACCAATGGCGATTGTGTTGGTTACGGCAGCAGTCATACTCGCCATATCAATACTGACTGTCGCCGGGGTAGCTGCCCCAATCGCCGTGCCATCGCCTTCCTGCGCTACGTTCCATTCAGGTTCAAGTGCAGGTCCACCCATTGATGCAGTGATTGTGGTGCCGGTTGCTGTGCCTGTCGCATTGATCGACATGGTGTAGGTGCCAGCACCCCCTTTACCCGTACCCAGTGCGCTGATATAGCTGTTGGCAGGTATGTTGGTGCCTGAAATTAACGCGCCCAGTCCCAGTCGGCCCGATGTAACTGCCGTAACCGTCAGGGTGGCATTGGCGTTGGTCGTGTTGGCAGTGACGACTGCCGCCCCATAAAGGCCATGATCGCAATACTTTTCCGTCATGCCAGTATCTCAGCAGCCCGACCCGTAGCCAACAATCCAACTGCTTCAAGCGTCTGAAGACCGGCAATCACGTCTGGGTCATCCGTATGAATCTCAGAAGTGGCATCCATGAGTTTAATGTAGTCGTCCAACATTACATTGCCCGCAGCAGCAGTGCGTATAGCGATGCGCTCGGCTTGCGTGAACTTCCGCAACCACTCCACCTGAGAATAAACGTGGACCACTACCCCGACGATATCGCCCTCCGGCGTAATCTCGACCTGGGCAACGTGATCGTGGGTGGCGAACTCCATCCCAGCCCACTCAATCGGCGCATCGGCCTGATATCGGTAGACCGGCTCTGAATCAGATTTTCGGGTGACTTGATAGGTGTGCATGTTTATATCGGCAGGTTTGGGTTGCGCTTGCGATCATTGATGTAGGCCCGAGCGCAATGCCCAGGGTCAATCTCTTCCAGGCGTTGACACACCCAGACGCAGAGCGGGCATTTGCCCTGCTTGCCGCGCCGCAGCAGTCGGCCTGAGATGGTTTCCCAACGGCCTTTGAACCACTTGTCGTTGACAGTAAGATCAAGCCAGACGAGGAATTTCCAGAAGACTTGTTTCACAGCTTCCACCTGACAAAAATCACGGCATTGCTGTATCCGCCCATATTGGGTTTTGAGGCTTGCTGGTATGCCAGCACTGAATTTATCAGTCCGCGCTTTTTTGTTTTCCCTTGGCCTTGGCCATATCTTCCACTGCTGCCAGCATTTCCTTGCTGGCGGTGTTGCGGCCGCTCTTGTCCGGGTCGTCGGCTTTGTTGATGTACAGCGTGCGGTTGGCGCGCATCAGAGCGATGCCGATATCCTTGGACACGTCGACGATGTCGCCGGCGTCGTGGTGGACGCCGCCACGGTCGTCGCCATAGTTGATTTGGGTGGGTTCGATTACGAGTTGTTTGGGCATGGTGTTTCTCCGGTGGCCTGCTTGGCATCCCGCCCGGAGTCATCCGGGCGGGGGAGCGTGCTGCTGGCGGGGGGTTATGGATTACGCGGTCAGCGCGTCTTTCATCGCCGCGAAGCTGGCGACACGGCGGACGGCGATGTCGACATCTTGCAAGGCCACGACGCGCTTGGTGCCGGCGGTGGCGCCGGTGTAGGGGTCGAGCATCACGTCGAGGCCGCCCCACATGCCGATCAGCAGATCGGCCCAGTTGCCATACATGATGGCCGAACATACCGCGCCGGAGCTGCCCTTGACCAGGTCGGAGGGAACGGCGTTGCTGGTAACGGCGTTGTATCCGAGCACTTCGCCGATACCGGGACGGCCAGCCATGGAGCTCCATACCGCTTTGCCGTTGGTGCTGGCGAATTCCTGCGTTTTGCGCAGGGTGCCGCGAACCTTGGTGTTGGTCAGGTAGGCCAGGGTGCCGCCATCGGCGTTGGCATTGGCGACGGCGGTTTCCAGGTCGACCATGTGCGTGTAGGCGGGTGCAAGTCCGTTTGTACCGCCGGCGACGGAGCCGATGCCGGAGGTGTTGAGCAGGCCGGTAGGCTGGTTGCTGGAGCCGCTGCCGTTGAGGGCGGCGAGCTGGATGGTCTGGCCGATGATGGCGGCCAGGTCGGCGCGGACGAAGGCTTCCACGTCCAGGCTGGATTGCAGCAGCAGGCGGCGGCTGTAGTCGGTAAACGCGCCGACGGTCTTCGGGGTCATCGTGACCTGACCGACAGTCTGGGCGCTTTCGGTGGGGGCGCCATTTTCCGCGACCCAGTAGCCGGTGGCGGCGCCAGTCTGCGACGGGATGGCGATGTTGCCGTTGAGGTCACGCAGCCAGGTGACGCCGAGCATGTCGAGCACCATGGCGTTGCGCAGCAGATCGATAAAGCTGGAGCCGAGCAGTTCGGTGGCCACCAGGTTACCGCCGGCGGAGGCGGTGCCGACCACGAGGTCACGATAGGCGTGCATGCCATCGCCGCCGCGCTGCATGGCGCGCTGGATCAACTGGCTTGCGACGGCGCCGGACATCGCATCATTCATGCTCATGCCGCGTGCGAGCACGTCGATGGGGATGGTGATGGCGGCTTCGCGGGTCTTGTCGCGCGAGTCGCCGCGTTTGTCCTGGGCGGCGCGGGAGCACTCGGATTCAAACGGCGCGATCTTGTGCGCGTTCATTGGGTCACCGGCGGCGAGCAGGGCGCGGCAGAAGGAGAAATTCTTCACGTCCTTGCGGCTCATGCCGATTTCCGGGGATTCCGCCGGGCGGATGACGCCACGCGACTGCAGGCCATCCAGCACCAGGGCGCGGAAGGCGTCGACGGAGAGGCCGCCATCGATGGCGGCATCGGCCTGCGCCTGCATGTTGTGGGTGCGGCCCATGGCGGCAATTTCCTGCATGCGCTCACGTTCCTGCTTGATGTGGGCGTCGGCGCTGCGGGTTAAGGAGGCGGGGGTTTGGGTGGCCGCCGGGGCTTCGATGATTTCGGGCATGTGTTTCTCCTGGGTGGTTCCGGGCGTGCCGGCGGTGGGTAAATCAATGATTCGGTATTGCGGTTGCTGGGTCTGGCCGGGGTCGCCAGCGGATCGGCCAAGGCCGACGGTGGCATCGGCGGGGATGTCGACCAGGCTGATTTCAAACGGCGTCCAGTTGGTGACGCGGTATTCGTTTGGCTGGTTGTCGTGCGCTTTTGTCAGCGTGCGCTCGCCGATCTGGTAGCCGATGCTGACGTTGCGCACCAGTCCATCGGCGATGTCCTGGCGCAGATCGGCCAGGCCAGCGCGGCGGCTGATGACCATGTCAGCGACCAGGCGGCCATCTTCTAGCCAAGCTTTTTCCACCGCGCCGATGGCGGCGAGTGGGGTATCGCCGACGGCGGTGTAGCGGTCATGGTTGGCGAGCACGGCAGCACCGCCATTCAGGCGGTCCAGATCCACTTCGCCGGACTTGTGGCCGAGCACTTCGACCCACGGGTCATCCCACCAAGTGGCGCGCAGGTAGGGGGTTTCCGATGAGGCGGACAGGCGCAGGCGCAGCAGGCCATCATCGGCCTGGCCTTCGGCGGCGGCACGCACGGTCAGCGTGGCGGGCAAGCTGCGGTGCAGGGTGCCGTCAATGCGCTGGCGGGGGGCGGTTTGTTCGGTTGGCATGGTTTCAGTCTCCGACGTGGGCGGGGCAATTTGTAGGCAAGGAATTAGCCGGCGGCGAGTCGCAGCTTGGCTTTCTGCTGCACGGCGCTGAGTTCTTCCGGCGCGTCTGGCGCGGCGGGTTGGCCCGGCATAATCTCGCCATACAGCGCGTCTTCGGCAGCGACTTCAGCGGCGATTTCGTCCGGGTCTTCGCCGCGCTCCAGGATCAGGCGGCGGCGGCTGGTGAGCTTCAGCTTCAAGTTGGTTTCGGCGGCGTTGGCTTCCTTGACCGGGTCGATGCCGGCCCAGCGGCGCGGCTGCCACGAGACGGCGGCGCGGTACTCTTCCAGGCGGGTTGCTTTCAGCGTGCGCGTGGCAAGCACCAGGTAGGGCAGCGCGGCGTCCATCACTTCGGCATGCAGCCAGTCACGCAGGCGGGCCTGTACTTTCTTGAAATGCTCGCGTTCGGCCAGGATGCCGACCCGGGCGCTGCTGTAGTTGACCGCTTCCAGGTCGTTGCCGAGGGTGACGTAGCTCATGCCGCGCGCGCCCGCCCAGCCGCGAATCTGCTGCTTGACGTAGCTGGCGGCGTCGACGTTGGGCCAGACGGATTCGAACGGCTGGAACTGCACGCCATGCGGCAGGGTGTCGAACTGGCCGGGCACGGTGCTGCTGTACTTCTCGGCGGCGGCGGTGATGGTCTGGATTTCGTCCGGCGTCAGCACCTTGCCGGCGGCCTTGGCGGCATCCAGCACGCTGCTGACGATGCTGTCGGCAAAGCCGGCGGGCGCGGCGCCATCCGGCGTGTAGAAAAAGCCCTGCCGCTTGGCGGCGTTGGAGCTGGCCACCGCTGCGGCTTCCTCGAAGTCGTGCAGCAGCCACAGCCTGCGGGCGCCGACGGTGAGCCAGGGGATGCCGCGCATCTGGCCGATTTCTTCGGTCAGGTACTTGTGGCGGATTTCGCCGGCCGGGACGCGGATGTGTTTGCCGACGGTGACATAGGCGGTGGGCAGATCGCCGGCGCGGGCGGCCTGCAGCCAGTAGGCGACGCACTTTCCGGCGTCGTCGATTTCCTTGCCCATGCGGATGCGCCGGCCCTGCCAGTCGCGGTGCAGGGTGACATCGAGCAGGGTGGGGTCGAGCAACTGGATTTGAAAGCCCATCTGGCCACTGCCCGGGATCATCCGATACAGCAGTTCGCCCCGGCTGGCCAGGGTGCGCAGGGCGAGCGATTCAACTTCCGCCCAGCTCAGGCCGGAGACATCGGCGGCTTGTCCCCAGCGGGCAAAGGCGGCTTCCAGCGCGGCATTGGCTTCAGCGTCCTTGCTGCCATCGCTGGTCTTGATCTGCATCTGCAGCGCAATGCCGGAATGCCCGAGCACGTTATCGTCGAGCGAGATCAGATAGCTCTGTGCCCATTCGTTGTTGCGCGCCAGGCCAGAGGCGCGGCTCCACAACGTGGGAAGTTGCCGGCTGAGGGCGTCGTTGATCTGCACATCGGAGGTTGACCAGGATTCCGTCCAGGCCGGCGTTTCTGCAGCCTCGAAACTGCGTTGACCGGCGGCGCGCAGGTCTTGCAGCATGCGGCCCTGCACCTGTGCAGAGACGGCTTGCACGGTGCTGGCCAGCCATTCAGCGCGGGCGGGTTCGGCGGGTTTGGAGCGGAAAATATCGAGGAATCCCATGGCTTACATCCTGGTGTAGACGCGGCCGGGCGAGCCGCCGGAGAGCAGCGCCAAGGCGGCGCGGTCTTTGCCGACAGCGGCTTCGTAGTGCTCGATCAGGGCGCGGATTTCTTCGGCGCTGCGGAATTTCATCGAGCGCCCAGCGATATCGTACTCGGCGACGTGCACGCGGCCGCTGGCCATGTAGGCGGCCAGCGCGGCGTTGGCAGCATCGAGCGCGATCTGGTTGGCGCTGCGCCCGTCGAACGTCGCGGCGGTGACCAGATTGGGCAGGATGGTGAGCGGCTGCGCCTCCAGCGTAACGCGCTGGCTGCTGCCGCTATGTTCGGCGTAGGCCACCAACGTCGCGGCGCCGGCGGCATAGGCGGCGGTATTGCTGGCGGTGAGTGCGACGGTGTGCAGCGTGCCGGCGCCGGTGCTGGTGATGTCGACGGCGCTGCCGGTCGGCCACAGCAGCCGGTACTTCAGCGCCCAGCCAGCGGCGGCAGAATGCTCAGGGAGTTCGCGCGTCCAGGTGACGGTATCACCCGCGCGGAGGGCGGTCGGTTCAGCGGAAGCGTAGTCCATGCCTGCCAGCATGGCTGGCAGGATGGGCAATTTGTAGGCAAGGAATTAGCCGGGTTGTTCTGAACGTCCATCCAGCGTAGGGGTGCTGTCGTCGCCGATCAGCATCTTGCCCATGTGGCTGATCTTGTTGGTGGCCATGCCTTCTTTTTTCAGTTGCATGTTGACCTTTGCCACATTCACTTCGGCCTGCATGCTGGCGGTTAATTCTTTGGCGAGCGCTGCGATGGCTTGTGCCTTGCCGGTATCCATCCGGCCGGCGCGGACATCTTGCATGGATTCGGCGATCAGGCGGCGAACGTCGCCGGAAGTGCGGATGATTTCATTCATGGTTTTGCTCCTGGTTGGTTTGGTCGATTTGCTTGGTCAGTTTCCTGATCTCGCGGGTGATGGCGAGCTGCTCGCGCTTGAGTTCAAGCAGCTCGGTGGGGATTTCTGAAAGTTTCATACACAACTGATTTGCGACGTATGCCGGTGTTAATTTTTCAACATCGGCCTTCGCGCTGGCTTTCACCTTTTCCTGGTTGGCTTCGTAATACGCCTTCCTGCGGGCTCTCGCCTTTTCCGGGTTGGCTTCGTAATACGCCTTCGCGCGGGCTCTCATTTTTTCCGGGTTGGCTTCGCAATACGCCTTGTTGCTGGCTCTCGACTTTTCCTGGTTGGCTTCGTGCCACGCCATCGCGCGGGCTCTCATTTTTTCCTGGTTGGCTTCGTAATACGCCTTACAGCGGGCTCTCGCCTTTTCCCGGTTGGCTTCGTGCCACGCCATCGCGCGGGCTCTCATTTTTTCCTGGTTGGCTTCGTAATACGCCTTACAGCGGGCTCTCTCCTTTTCATTCCACGCCGCTTCCTGTTCCGGCGTCATGT